AGAGTGCTTTAGATTTAGCTGGTTATAATAAAGATACTTCACCAAAATTATACGAAATAGAAGGAACTAAAAAATTAGAAAATTCGTATTACAATTGGATATTACAAAATAATTTAGAAGAAAGAGCGCTTGGCATAGATATACCAGGTGGCATAGGATTTGCTCCATGGAGAGCAAGTAATGAAGGAAATATAATCATGAATCATGAGGAAGACATGAAAAATAGTGAAACAACATACGAAAGTATATTGGAAGAATTTAATCTAAACTAATGGTAGAAGAAAAAGATTTTGTAACTAGATCATTTGAAAAAGCCGCATCAGGCTTAGATGCAAAAGATAAAAAGTTTGTTAGTAAAACAGAGGGTGGTGTACCACAAACAAAAGCAGAAGAAATTGTTGCTAAAAATACGAAAGAATTTTTAGAACCTTACGCAGAAGGTTTAAGAGCCATACCTCAATTTATAGGTAATGCTTTATTACCTGGACAACCTTTTGGTAAAGATAATCCTTTTATAGCTAGTCAAGCTCAACTTGATGCACGTGCTTTAGAATTACAAAACATGAAAGCGTATAGAGAAAAAAGAGACAGAGTGCGTGATAACGTAATAAATATTCTTCATCGTGCAAAAGAAAAATATCCTGATATGACTCCAGAACAAGCAGAAAAACTTAACGCAAGAATACAAAATTATGTAAAATCTATGGGTTTATCACAAAAGGATTTTATAACGGTGACACCAAGCACTTTACTTATGGAAGATGAATTTGGTTTATATACATCAATGCCAAATCCATACCCAGCTGTAGAATATACACAAGAAGCTGTTGTGGGAACAATTGGATCTCTAAAAGGATACAGAGTTGGTCCTACTGTTCGTGATGCTTTTAACAATTATTTTAGATATGGCACTGTAGGTAAAGCTAAAAGATTTGCAGCCGGAATGCAAAGAGGTGGTAGAGTTCCTGGACCTTGGTACGCAAAAGCTTTGGGTGTTGTAGCTGGAGGAGCTTTGGGTGTAGGCATAGCTGATTATGGATATGAGTTAGAATTAGACCTTATGAATAAAGCAGGCACAGGAAAAAAGTTTTTACAAAATAGTGATAGTCAAATTAATCAACTTATAGGAGATTTAATACCTGAAAGACTTACTTTTGGTCCTGAAGGAATTAATCGTCCAAATCAAGCAGAAAGAATAAAAAGTGCAGTGACAGATGCAACAATTGATGCAGCTGTTTCAAGTGTGTTTTTTGGAGCTAGACCTATTTACATAGGGGCAAAAAAATTTTTAGGTGGCAATGTGTTTGGTATGTTTAAACCAAGAGCAGGATCTAGAGTTCCTACAGGACAAGAAGTGTTAGATGCTGAGCAAAGATTATATGGTTCTGGTAAATTTAGTAAAGTATTTAAAGAGGATAAAACTACAAAAGAATTGGTAGAGGCAACTGTTGGTGCAAGAGATCAAAATATACAATTAAATTTTCCTATTATAGGAAATATTTTAACAAGACTAATGAAAAGTCCGGTGTTTAATTTTTTAAGTCCGATAGATTATAAAACATCATATAAACAAATTGGAGATTTGTTACCTAAAACAGATACAATGATTGGCACAAACATTCAAAGATCTGATGTTGGTTCACCTACTCTATCAGGATTAATGAAATTATTAGGCCGTGCACCCATTCTTGGCGGTAGAATATATAAAAACAAAGCAGATCAAATGGATGCTTACATGGATCTTGGTAGTAGCATCATACAAAAATTAACTTTTGCTCCTATAGTAAATATGGCAGAACATGGTGTAAAGGTACAAGATTTGGGTCTCGCTGTCGCAAGAGGATTTAGAGACGCTGCCGCAGAAAAACAACAGTTGTTGTTAGATGCATCAAGAAAATATGGAGCTGTTGTAGACGATTCTACTCTAGTTAATATGGCAAAAAGAATCTATGAAAAATCTATGGCGCAAAGACAAATTATGCCCACGGATCAAGGCACAGTTAATGTTGCTAAATCCGTACCTGAACCATTTACTCAATTTTTAAAAACACAAATCATAGATCCAGGTATTGCAGGTGCTAGAACAATAGAACAATACTATGGTCTTCGTGATCAAATGGATAAATTATATAAATCTTTTATGAAAAATGCTGATGGTGAAAATCAAGCAGATATTATTAATTTATATAAAGCATGGGAAGCAGACATAGGTAATTTATCTAAATCAGGCATACCAGAAGTAGAAAAATTATGGCGTGATTATGAGACTTTTGTAAGTAATGGCATGGTTATGTTTGGTACGAAAGCAGGAAAAGCAGCAACAGGTGGTATAGAAAGATTTGGTATGGCCATTAATTTAACAGATCCAGATCGTCAGGCAACCAATTTGTTTGAAACTGTTATAGATATAGCAAAAAAAGATCCAGCGAACGCTGCTACAAATTTAGCAACAATGAGAAACATTGTTGGAGATAAAGCTTATTATGAAGGTTTAGGTATTTATTTAAACAAAGTATTTAACAATTCTATTATACAAAAAGATGGTGCAGAATTATTTGATGGTGAAGCATTTAAACGTGCACTTGGATTAGGATCTGACAATCCATTAAAAACATTATTTCAAAAAGCATTACCAGGACCGCAAGTGTCAAAGATTGTTGTTCGTGATGGACAAACAGGAATTACAAAAGAATTTGACAACATTAATTTTAACGAAGGATTAAAAGGTATTAAATATGAATTTCCTGAAGGTATTGCAGGACGACAAGCAGCGCAGTTACCTACCTTAAAAGATTTGGAAGATTTTGCTACCGTTATGACTGCAGCTGCAGCAAACGGAATACCAGAAATAAGCACCTTCATGGCACGTCGTGCGGTCATGGGTGGTGTTCGTTCAGGTATCAATGCGGCACTACCAACTCAAGCTTTAGGATTAAAAACTGCAGCGGCTGGTGGTGCAAGTGCTCTCTCTGTTTATGGAACAGGATGGTTGTTGCCAGCAGCTTTAGCATATGGTGTGAGATACATGGGTGGTATAATAACAAGCCCACCTTCACTTCGTGCCTACAGAAACATATTAGATGACACGTTGCCAATACAAACTAGACTTTCTAATTTTGTACGTCTTGTAAGATTACGACCTGAAGAATGGAAAGAATTTGATAGAGAGTTGTATGAAATTGAAAGAAATCAACGTTATAAAGAAAAAACAGGACAAGCTATGTCTACAGGAATGAGTGCTACACAAAAATTTAGAGAAGGAGCAGGTGAAAGAATACAGGAAATTGATAGAGGAATGGGTAACGTTCCTATTCTTGGAGATGTATATAACAAAATAAAAGAATATTCTGATCCAAGAACTTCTCCAATGATTGATACGATAGAAGCAATAAATGAACCACCAGCCGCTAGAAGTTCGTTTGCACAAGAAACCGACACCTCAAATCTTGGCACATCAATATTACAAAACCCTAATTTGAATCCTGCAGCTGCAGCTTCTTTATACGAAGGAAACTTGGACCAGGCACTTGCTAATAGAGTGGCACCACGTATGGCAGCAAAAGGTGGCATAATATCTTTGGTGACTTGATGAGCATACGAGATATTATGTGGATACTTGGTATATTTGTAGCACTTGGTGCTACATGGGGTATGACATCACAGCGTATTAATGCAATGGAACGTGATATTGATAGAATAGAAGAAGAAATAAAAAACATAAACAAAAAATTGGATAGATAATGAACTACGATAAATTACTTGAATCAGTAAAAAAACACGAAGGCTATAAAAATCACGTTTATCTAGATACATTAGGCAAGCGCACCGTGGGCGTTGGCCATCTGTGTGTAGAAGATTTTTGGGAAGACGGAAAAGAATACGAAGAAGATTTTTTAATGGACATATTAAAAAAAGATTTGCAACAGGCTATACGTCAAGCCGATTTAAAATGCGAAGGATTAAAGATAAGTGATGATGCAAAAATTATTATCATTGAAATGATTTTTCAGCTTGGGGGGACAGGAGTTTCCAAGTTTCGAAAAATGTGGCAGGCGCTTCAGCAAGATCCACCAGATTACGCAGAAGCGTCCGCTCAAATGCTTGATTCACGATGGGCAAAACAAACACCTAACCGTGCAAAAGAAATGGCTAGGCTTATGTCGGAGTGTGTGGTATAATGCCGCAGTGCAATTAATACAGAAATATAATTACGCAGAACTAAAAAGAAAAGAAGGAGATGCAAGGTTATACTTGACACCTGATGGTGAAGCATTACCCTCTGTCACCACAATACTATCTAAAACAAAAGATAAATCTTTTCTAAAAAAATGGCGTGCCAAAGTTGGTGAAGAAGAGGCAGAAAAAATAATACGTGATTCTGCTAAGATTGGAACCGCGCTCCACCTATACATAGAACGTTTTGTGAACGGAGATAAATACAAAGACTTGACAGAAGTTGGTGTTCAAGCAGAAAAAATGGCGCAGAAAATAATTGATGAGGCTTTCAAAGATATAACAGAAATATGGGGGTCGGAAGTGCATCTGTATAACCCAGGTAAATACGCAGGTACAACTGACATGGTAGGAGTGTACAAAGGTAGACCTACAATAATAGATTTTAAACAAACAAATAGACCAAAGAAACGTGAATGGGTGCAGGATTATTTAATGCAACTAGCAGCGTACGCCGCGGCCCACAATGCCATGTTTGACACAGAGATAGAACAAGGTGTAGTTTTAATGTGTTCTAGAGATTTAACGTTTCAACGTTTTGAATTAGAAGGTGAGAAATTCGTACGTGCGACGAATGCATTTATGAAAAAATTGGATGCATACAATGCAAGTATAATCTAAATCAAATCCACTCTGATAGTTCTTCTCCACTAATTTCCTTTGCAATGTTTACCTTGTTTTTTAACGCTTTAATTATTTTTTCATCTACAGTTTTTTTAGCAACCATGTCAACATATAATACAGGATTAACCTGACCAATACGATGTGCACGATCTTCTGACTCTCTTC